TTCGGGAAGCGTTTCTATGGGACTTTTGACCCTCCCCCTCCCCTCTGTGAGCGTCAGACTGCAGTCAGGCCAACCTTTTCACCTATGCGGTTGTGGCAGGGGTTGCAGAGCGCTCTGAGGTTGCTCCACTCAAAGAATAATTCGGGATGCTGCTTGGTGTTCTTGATGTGGTCGACCATCTGTGACGCGGTTACACGTCCTTGAAGCTCGCACTGAACACAGAGCGGGTGAAGCCTTCGGTAGTAGATGCTGAGCCTGCGCCACTTCTCTGCCTTGTAGCGGCTGTCTGAATCATCCCTGACCGCGTTGTATCGCTTATTGGATCTCTTGATCTGCGCCTGTCTGCGCTCTAGGGCGGCAGGGGCATGAGTGGTGCAATGGGTGACGCCTGACACCAAGGCATTGCATCCAGGCCATGCACAGGGCTTGGCTGGTCTACTGCCCACTTGTCTCTCTCACGCCCTCATACACCCGCTGACACGTCATGCCTCGGGCTCTGGCTTCCTCATACGCTCCAGCCACGACTCCCGCAAAGCCTGAACACTCTTCAAGCATGTTGGTGAGCACTGTGACGGTCTGTTGGTCTGCAAGGCGCTGGGTGGCAGCATTGGCAGCTGTATGCGTGGCGATTCGACGTACCTGGGTGAGCTGGTCGCGCAGGCGGTCAGCAGTATCATCGGCAGCAATATCAATACGGATCTGCTCAACGTCTTGCTCCCCTTGTTGGGATTCGGCTTCGACTACCTGCATCTGCCGCTGCTGTTCTGCCAGTGCTTGAGATACTGCGACCTGTGATGCCTTCTGCAACCTGGCGTCAATCTCGGCTATCTCTTTGCCGTACCGCCATTCTTGAATTTGATATGTAGCCAAAGAGGCAATGATCGCTGCTGCCAAGGCGACGGCAGCCATAATCTTTAGATCAATCACGTCCGCGCAATCCGGCTAGGCATAGCTCTCGTTCAGATTCTCGGCGAGTGACTAGGCCATTGAGCTTGCGCCCCTTGGCATACACCCAGCGGGTCAACTCATTACAGGCGCCTACCATGTCGCCGGCCTTGGCCTTGCGCAGTAGTGTGGATGACTCAAAGCTGCCAATGCCCACGTTATAGACGAACGATCCCAGCGCGGCCCTTGTTGCAGGCGGCGCGCTTGGTAAGTGCTTGTCGACAGCGGCAAGGGACCAGCCAAGATCCTGCTGAAGCAGCTCTTCACACTCTGCGTCAGTCTTTACCTGTCCCAGCTTTGCTGTGGCTGTGTGGCCATAGCAGATCGTCGGAATCCCTACAGGGTCCAGATAGCCGATCAGCTCCCGCCCTTCGTAGTAGCCAACAATGGAACCGGCCATAGCTAAAGAGCCAGCAATCAGCGCCTTCTGAACGATGTTCACGACTTTTTGCGCCAATCACGGAACATATCCCTGTATTTAGGAATAAGCAGGACTATCTGAAGGGCCATGTATGCAGCCGTCAGCATGTACGCCACGTCAGTCCAGTTAATTGTGCCGGTGACGCCTGTACCCACTACCGCGAGCGCTGGTGCTGCCTTCGCTACGGCTATGGTGACTTCATTGGCTAGCTGGTTAGACATAAGACGTCCTATGGTTAAGTCCCGGCCACGCGCACAATCACAGCCCGCGCGGGTTCAGAGGCGTGGTGGATGGCCGGAAAAGGGGGAATAAAAAGAGCCCGAACGCGGCGGGCTAAGCTCTGGGGAGCAGAAACGAAAAAGCCCGGCTCAGTGGCCAGGCTTTTAGTGCAGATATAAAAACTGCAAAGTAGCTGAAATCTACCTGTTTAGGACCGGGGCGTCAAGCAGCCGTTCTCCTCACTTCCAATGCCCCATCAATCCAGGCAACACCCACCTTCCATAACTGCCGGGCCTTCTCTTCACCAAATCCCATTAGCCTGCCGACAACAGACAAGGGGGCTCCCGATGTGTAATAGCGCAGTATTACTTCACCCGCCTCTGGATACCCTCTGCCAAGCCTTCCAACAAGCCGATCTACAAGCAACGCCTCGTCATCCGTGATCATCGGCGTGGCTCTATCGCCCGGAGCCTGACACGCTGCAACGCCGGAACCTTGAACCACCCACATGCCCCAATGCTCTAGTAGCTCCTGGGTATCTCTCTGTACGGCCATAGCTAATCCCCTGTCCAGTTCCCGCGTAGCCCGGCCCGACCAGACTCCGTGTGATACTCCACAACCTTCTCCGGCAAAGCCTCCCGCAAAATCCTGTTCATCTTGATCGTCTTTGCCATCGATCGGCCCAGGTGCTGGGTGATATCCACGCCGGCCACCGGTAACCAGCCAACGCCATCGCAGGCAGCGCAGTCGAGCTCATGGAATACGCCTGGCACCACTCCGGAGTTGTCACAGCCTTGGCACGGATCCAGCGGCGGTAGGGCCTTTTTATGGTGGGTCATTCAGTCGCCCTCTCGGTGGATGCGCACGCAGCGGTCAATGTCTGCTGGGTTGTGGCTAAAGAAGGTGGAGCCGTCCGGGGCCTTGCATACGAACTGCTGCTGATCGCCGCACGCATACACCTCTCTGCGGTACCCGTCTTCGGTTTCCCACACATCAAGGCCAGGCTCCACGCGCTCCCAATCAATCGAAGTATTCATAAGCCCACTGGCCTCCCTTGCCCTTCTTCACCGCCACGAACCGAAACGGGAACAACTCAGCCGCCAGCTTGATCTTCACCCGGGCGTCATCAGTCCAGAAGCCTTTGACCTCATGTATCTCCATCACGCCGTCAGCACACATCACCGGGAAGTCAGGCGTATAGAAGGTGTTATCAGCCAGCCTGAACTTCAGGCCCTCGAAGCTGTACCAGGCAATATCACCCGCGGCCTTCATCAGCTCCAGCTTGCGCGAATAAGCTGCCTCGGTCTGGTTCATCTTGCCGGCCTTGAGCCTACCCAGCGCTTGCATGCTTTTCAGTGGATTTACCCTTTTCATGGCTATCTACACCCTCCCCATTGAGAAACGCAGGAATCAGCTACAGTGCCCGCATGCTCTACGCTTGCGCCGTTCGGCAGAAATGCAGGAACAGCCACTTTTATTCCATGTGCATCAGCAAAACCCAACTCATCAAGCCGATCATGCCAGCGCTCCAGAGCTGCCCTGCGGCGCTCCATAACGTCCCGGGTGATGTAAGTCTCGGTGGTCACGCCCAAGGTATGGTTGATCAGTAGTTCGCCCACCATGTGGTCAATACCGATATCCGCCAGGCTCGATCTCATCAACTTGCGTAGGTCATGGCTGGTCCATTGCCTGTTGCTTACATCACGCATAAGGGCATGAGCGCTGGTATCAGCCAGCCGTGCCCCTCCGCGTACAGGGAATACCCATGCCGCCTTCAATCGCGGATCTGGCAATGCCTTACGGTATCGATCGAGCAGGCCCAGCACTTGAGGCGTGAGTGGCAGCACATGCTCACGACGGCTCTTGGTGTTTGCCTCCGGTATCACCCACACCCGCTCATCAAGGGAGATATGCGACCAGCGGGCCATGATCGTCTCAGCAATGCGGGTACCGTGCGCCAGCATCATCAGCGGCAGCATGCCCTTGGCGGGGTCTGCATTGAACGTGGACACCAGATGCCGAACAAGCTCACCCAGGTCGACGCGCGACAATGCCGCGGGCTTGGGTCGCAGCTTGCCCTTATAGAAGTCGCGGAAAGTGGTGCCGTTCAGCGGGTTGGTATCGATGCGCCCTTGATCTGACGCCATCCGGAAAGCCTGCCGCATACCTTGCAGCGCCTTCTGCACTGTCCGCGGTTTTAGGCTTTGATGCATCGGGAATACCATCAGGTCATCCAGCACCACGCGGTCCAGCTTGCCCAGCTTCACCTTGCCCACCTTGGGGATCACATGCTTGCGCATCAGACTGCCCATGCTCGCCCGGTACTTCTCGGAGCGTGTGCGGTCGCCCTCGATGCGGCTCAGCCACCACAACACCACCTCACTGACCGTTTTCATTGCGCTCACGCTTCCCCCTGGACTTCATCATGTTCAGCTGGGCCCGTACCAGCGGCTCCAGATAGCCAAGCACCCGCAATGCCGCCTCGGCCTTGAACCTGCTCAGCGAAAAGATCGCGCTGGCATGCTGCTTCACCAGACCATCCAACTGCAGGCAATTGGCTCTGTGCGCCGCTATCTCTTCCCGCACATCGACAGGTAGGGTCGCCAGATTCAATCCAGCACGCACCGCAGAGTGTTCTTCGGGGGTCATGCATCACACCCGCCAGCATCAACACCCTGGGGATCAGTGGCCGTGGACTCTCGCGTCTCAACCAGCCAGCTCTTGTACTGGATCCACCCAACCGGGCAGCCTTTGCGCGTCAGCTTCAGCGGGTTGCGGTTTACGACCTCGTAACCCATGCCGGTCAGGCGGTTTACAGAAGTACGCAGATCAAGTTGCATGCGGCGTTCGTTGTTCACTGGACGGCCTCCCCGGCAAGCGCTGCGCGCATCGCTGCAATTGCGGAGCGGGCTTTTTGGGGGTCGGCCGGCGCAGATGGGGTAGCGGGCAAAGCCTTGGGAATCTCCCGTAGCGGCTCACCAGCCAACACCATCTTGCATGTGATCCCGTAGGCCCTTTCAAAGAGAGCGCGTGCCGGATCCATCTGCAGGCGCCCAAGGCTGTACAGTCCAGCCTCAATCGCCGCGTGACGCACGGCCAGGTGGGACCATGCGGTCGGATCATCGATGCGTGAACCCATGGCCGGGTGCGCCATGCGCAAAGCATCCCGAAACGCCCTTTCAGTCGACGGCAAGCCAAGCATCTCGGGTGTCGGTTCGCACCACTTCACAAACTTGCCCGCGCTAGGCATGAAGTCACTGCCGGACGTGCGTGCCGCGGCCAGGCCAAAGCGGATCTGCTCAATCCGAGTAATGCCGGCCGCCATGAACGCCTTGATCCAATTGCGCTTGGCGGTGCTCAGGGCCTCACCATCTGGCCAAGCCTGCTTCCACGCCGGGAATATCGCCTGCAGCTCACGGAACAGCTTGTTCACCACCAGGGCAGTGTCCTGATCAACCTCACGGGGTACGGCTGGAGCGCCTCCCATACCAGCAGCCAGCGCACGTTGTGCAGTTACGGATACCTGTCTCATCACACTTCTCCCAAATCATCAGCCCAGCTGGTGTCGTCCATGTTCAGCCCTTGCGTTGGGCTGCGCCGCTGGAACCTGACCGCGTCCTCCTGGGCCTTGAGCATCCATGTTCGCCACGTCGCCACCCAATCGGCCTTGGTCCCACCTGAGCCGCGCCAGTAGTTCACGAACTTCTCGGTTTCCGAACTCAGCACCACTGCGGGGGCGCGCTCTGCAGCCCACTGCGTCATCAGCTGGCTGACAAGGAACGGATCAGGGATACGGGTCTTGCGCTTCGGCCTCGATTCAGATTTCGATCCAGTAGCGGTATCCACCCCCCGGGGGGATACAGGGGGGTTTGGGTTTGGTTCTTTACTCTTCTCTTCTCTAGCTACGCTAGGTGTCCCGTTTGTGTCCGCATCGGATGCGGACTCTTTGCGCCCGGAAGCCTTACGCTTTGCCTCCATGCAGCGCCGTTTGGCGGAAGCGCCGTTGTGTTCGTCAAAGTTGATGACCCTTACGCCGTCCTCGGATGCGGACACCCAGCCGATCTGCACCAGCGCGTCACCCAGACCAGCAACACCCGTCTTGCGGTCGATAGCACGAAGAGTCATGCCCGGCAAAAAGCCGTCCTCGGAGTGCTCGTCAGCCATCGCCCACAACCAATACAAACCGCCAACCACCATGGCCTCCGGTTGATCGGTCAGGTCGCAGAGGCTAGAAACGCGGGGATCGTCCCACAGGTTGGTGCGCATCTTGATCCATTCGCCAGCCATCAGAGCACTCCCCCGATCTGCTGAGCCAACACAGTCAAACCCTTTGGCGTGACGCGCACCTGTGACGCAAGGCGCTGCTCGCCATCATCCTCGGTACCCAGCACAGTGACCTTGTGCTCTAGCACGCCGGCACTCAACCGCGGCGCAAATCCCAACCAGTGGGCACACCCTGCCCGGCGGTAAATCCAGCGGTGCTCTACCATCCACGCCAGCATGGCCTTGCGCTGTACGCCCAGGTGCTTAGCGGCATCAGTCAGGCACATAGTCCCTTGGGATTGAGCAATGCGACCGAGCGCGGCCACCTGGGGCGCCTGCTGCTGTACTACCAAGCGCAGGCCGTTGTTCTGCTCTGCCAGATCGGCAGCCAGGCGCAAGGCTTCTGGTAAGGTGCGGGGAATGGTTGGGGCTTGCTGTTCCAGCTCCTGCCAGCGATCAACCAGGCGGGCAGTAAACTCCGGGGAGAGCTGCGCAACGATCACATAACTGTCACGCTTGCTGATTTGATACTCGGCCACCGTCTGACCCAGGTGGTTCTTAACTTCCCCCAATGGGGGGAGTTCAATAACCCCGCGGTCTGCAAGCCGTTCGATAGACTGCTTGACCTTGTCATGCCGAGAATCGACAAGATCCGCAATTTCTCGGCTGCTCATCGTGACTATGTCGCGTGACGCCATAGTTGATTCGATCATCCTGTTCATATAATCTGACCTCTCTCTTGTGGTACCCAAGCCCGGCCTTTCCCGCCGGGCTTTTTATTGCCTGCTTTTTGCTGAACTGCTGTATGCCCGAACAGCACTGCTAGTGCTCTTACCGATGTCACGGCGAACCGTCACACTTACAACCATCAAGCGGCGTTCCGCTTAGGACGCGCCGGGATCGGTCTGATCTCGTTCGCGGTAATGCAACCATCCGGATGAATCGTGATTTCAATGTTCCGTCCGGACCGCACCATCTGGGATACAGCGCTTTGCTGAACCCCAAGCGCACCTGCCAGCCCTTGCTGGGTGCCGTGGTCGGCCAAGTATTCGGAGAGAGGCATTTTTTTCATGAATAAGCCCTGTATCAATGTCAATCATGATAGTAGCAGTGCTACTTTTGCAGGACAAGTAAAGAATAGCAATGCTGCTTTGCGGTGTAGTAGCTCTGCTTATATAGTCAACAGCATGAACAATAGGCGTAAATTGACAGCCGAAGAGGTGCAGGAAGCTGCGCGCCTTAAGGTGGTTTATGAAGACCGCAAAGCTGCGGCGAAGGCGGCTGGAGGCAATTTGACGCAAGCCATTGTTGCTGAGCGTTGTGGCTGGGGAAATCAGAGCGCCTTTGGCCACTACGTCACTGGCCGTCTGCCGCTTAATCTCGAAGCCCTTCTAGCCATCTCCAAGGCGTTGAATTTTGACCCTGCCACTCTGAGCCCAAGACTCACCAAGAACTTACCAATTCAAATAGAAGAGCGTGCTGCGCCATACGATGAAAGTCAGAACACCGGAAAGGCCAACGTGGAAGACGGCCCTGAACTAAAAGGATTTGTTCCGTTGATATCATGGATACAGGCAGGAGCCTGGTGTGAAGTAGAGGACGTCTACGCGGTAGGCGATGCAGAAGAATGGATGCCCTGCCCCACCTCCCACGGACCTAGAACCTATGTTCTCAGGGTCCGCGGAGAGTCTATGTTCAACGCCCATGCCCGCCGTTCATTTCGCGACGGCGATTTAATATTCTGCGACCCAGACAAGCAGGCAGAAAACGGATCGATGGTCATCGTCAAAATTGACGACAGCCAGGAGGCGACTTTCAAACAGCTGGTGATCGAGGGTGACCAGAGATTCCTAAAGCCCCTGAATCCTGCATGGCCCGAGCCAATCATAAAGGTTAACGGTAATGCCACCTTCTGCGGCGTGGTAATCGGCAAGTACGAGCCGTTTTAATGCTCCTTATCCACTTCGTAGAGGCCCTGTTTCGTGGTGAGCGCTGGGCCAAGCGTAGGGCGGTTCAGAGGTTAGTTATTGTGGTGGTAATTGGCCTCGCGCTGGCCTGGAATGAAGGGAGGCCGCAATAAGCGGTCACTAGACCCAGACTTAATACAAATTAAATTGGTAAAACTCTAATGGCTGAAATAAATGACGAACTCAAGGCGGTTACGTTTCAGGAATTCGTAGACTTTTTGCAAGAAGTTAAGGCTAAACAGCCATGTAGCGCCTGCGGTAAAAAAAGCTGGGTAGTTATGTCTGGCGAGCCGAGCGAGATGGTAAAAATTGACTTCAACGGATCTGAGGGGCGCGGCTTGTCCGTGTTTTCATCTTACTGCGCGAATTGCGGGGCTATAAGAAGCCACGCTGCCCCGGTTGTCCTGGAGTGGCTGCAGAATAGAAGCGAGCGAAGCGGCGATCAGATTGAAGATCCAGATGCGGGGACTACTGATGAGTAACGGTGACCCGCTATTTCGACAAGCGCACTTGCCATCGAAAGAAACAACCTATATTGGTAGTGGTGGTGACAAAAATAGAAGGAAGGACGATACTGGCAGCATGGAATACGTTCAGAAAGATCTTCTCGAAGCCAAACTTGAAACCATTGAGGCCAGGATGGACGGGCGTGTTGCGTCCATTGAAGGCAAGATTGATACCTTTCTTGCCGCCCAGCAAGAGCGCGACAAGGCATCAGACACCCGTTTTTCACGCATTGAATCTGACGTCTCAGAAATAAAGACTCTGTTCGGCTCTATGAAAACAACGATGATAGTGACTGCGATTACCACTGTGCTGGCTATCGTGATCGGGATAGCAGGCTTCAACGCAATGCTTACCAGTAATATGCTAGCGTCGTTTCAAGCGGGCCGCGCAGACGTTTCTGTTCAGCGGGTCGCAATCCCTGAAGTTAAGCCGCCAGCGTCCATAGCTTCTCCTGAGGTTTCAGCCAAGTAAACATGCCCTAATACTGCGTACTCTAGGCCCGCCCATCGCGGGCTTTTTTACGCCCCTCCCCAACCGCTTCGGCGGTTTTTTTGTGCCTTCAAGAAAAATAATATCATAATTAGTAGCATTGCTGTTGACCGCTAATAGCAGCAGTGCTACTTTTAATCCATGCCAGCAACACACGGCATACGCTCTTTAAGAACACGACGAACCCAACGACTTACCGGCCTACCCGGTGGCGAAAAGCTAAACAGTCGACCATGCCAGCTCTGGAACTGGACCACGTCAGCTCTGTTACTGACCAGCGTCGGGAGACGTTGCGAGATTGCACCCGGCCACCCGTAAGGGTTTGAGACGACTCGGCAGACGGTGCAACGAGATAGGTGCATGGGGATTCCCATGCACCAGCCCAGCCGGAGGTGGCATGTAACACCGGCAGTGAGAAACAGATTTCCTAATGCACCTGGGCAACCGGGTGTATCGGGAAACGAAACAGGAGAAAGGAAATGTGTAATTGCTACTCGGAAATGAAGGAAAAGCTCTCTGATCACTTTGCCTCTAAGGCTCCCGAGGGATCTACGGAGATCGACATTGACCTGAAAGGCTACATGTTTGGCATCACTAATGATGGCGGCATGGTTCACAGAGCGAGTCATGACGTCACGGTGAAGTATCAAGCGCCGAAGAAAGGTGGCGGCATGAAGAACGTAACAAACAAAACCTTCCTTCGCGCCAAGCATTGTCCGTTCTGCGGTGTGGATTACGCGAAAAGCGAAGAGGCTGCACGCGAAGCCGCCGCCGGTCCAGATATTGAATACCTCAAGTAAACCATCGCCCTTTCACTGAGAGGGCATCGGAAAGCCGTCAGAAGAACCGCTATTTGTTGTGCAAAACCAATACGGCCTGGCGGCTTTACCGATGTAGATCCAAAACACTCCCCTTACCCTTCCAGTGCCTAGAAGCATGCCAGCGCATGCCTGTGGGCACTCTTTGTCTGGAGTACAGCAATGACAACTTTCAGTAGTGAGCATTGGCAGGGCGTCACCGGACTGCTGAGCGCCCGGGAACTTGAATTTACCCTCAGCGTTGCAGAAGGCATGACTGACAAGCAGATAGCCAAAGCAGTTGGCCTGGCGCCCGACAGCGTGCGCAAGCGCATATACAGCGCCATGTTCAAGCTCGGCGCCAGCCGCCGACCTCAACTAATAGCTGAATGCATGCGCCGATCGATCATCGCGCCCCTGGTAATGCTTTTGGCGATTGCCTGCATCACCGGCAGCGTACTGGACAGCGCAAGCGACACAGAGCGCGCCCACCGCACAGCCCGCAGTCACCGCAGCACCCGCGGCGGTCGACGTGAAGACTTTCTGAACAACCTATTCCATGTGTAACCACAGCGAGGAAGTGACCATGCAACTTGCAACCATTATCCAATCAGCGCCAGCACCCATGCCCATCCCTGCCAGCCTGATCAAGATCGAGCGCGCTGGCACTCGAGTGCTTCCCAGCTCGCCGCTCCACGGCAGCTTCTGGCAGCTCACCCTCAACGGAACGGTAGTGGGCTGGGCCACCAGCTACAACGTGGCCGAAGCCAAGCGCCAGCGCCTCGAGGCAGCAAGGGAGAGCCAGTATGCGTAAAGAGCCAATCCCGGTGGTGTATGTCGCTGGGCCCTATCGCGCCAAGAGCCGGGCAGGCGTAGAGCTCAACATCCAGTCCGCCCGCCAGACCGGCCTTCACTGCTGCTTTAAAGGCTGGTCACCGATCATCCCTCATGCCAACACCGGTGGCCTAGATGAGATAGAGCCCGGGGTAGGTGATGAGTTCTGGCTGCAAGCAACCCTTGAGCTAATGCGCCGCTGTGATGCCGTAGTGCTGTGCACTGGTTACACACGCTCATGCGGCACAGTGGCCGAAATGATCGAAGCCAGGCACCTGGGCATACCGGTCTACACCAGCCTCGAAGAACTACCAACCGCCAAGCAATGGATAACACATGGCTCAAACCCCAGCAGAAAGAAAACAGGCTGAGCGGGCCAGGGCAAAGCTAAAAGAAGAAGAACGCCTAGCCGCCCTGCTCGCCTACCACCTCAAGACCCCGATATTCAAAGGCACCGCCGAAAAGCTTGAACGGGTTATGACCGTTGCCGGCCTAGACGAGCGGGACGATGCCATAACCCGAATGATCAACAACATCGCGCGCATGGATGACGAGCAGATCGCTGATCTGTTGCGGAGTCCATAGCGTCACGATTTTCAGTCACGGAGAACAATATGGCTACTTACACAGAGGTGTGGAAGTGCTGCGAGTGCGAAGAAATCCACGACGATGAGGATGGTGCAGAAGACTGCTGCAAGCCTCGCATTGAAGAGCTCTACCGGTGCGACCTATGCGATGAAGTACATGAGGGCGAGGATGAAGCAGCTGAATGCTGTGGCGACAGTGCCGAAGACGGATCACTGATCAACTGTCCCGCGTGCCGCCGTGATTACCGAAGCAACGAGATCGCGGCTCAAGCCGTTGAGGTTTCCGGTCACTGCCAGACATGCAACCCGCTGTTCACCATCCATCAGCAGCACCAGATTGAAGACCTGCACTTTGACCGTACAGGTGTGCAATGCGATCTGGCGAGAGGGGAATAACCAATGCAGTCACCAATCCCAGAATCACGGGCGGCTTATGCTGCCCAACAGAAAGGAGTTCGATCATGGCTAGAGGTGTAAATAAAGCGATCATTCTAGGGAATGCCTGCGCAGATCCAGAGGTTAGATACCTACCCAACGGTAACGCGGTCGCGAATCTATCTATTGCCACTTCTGACCAGTGGAAAGACAAGCAGACAGGGGCCAAGCAGGAGCGCACAGAGTTTCACCGCGTTGTTTTCTTCGGGCGCATTGCCGAGGTAGTTGGCGAGTACGTCCGCAAAGGGTCGAAGATGTATATCGAAGGCCGATTGCAGACCCGCGAATGGGACAAGGATGGCGTTAAACGCTATACCACCGAGATCGTGGTGGACATCGGCGGGCAGATGCAATTGCTTGATGGTAAGCCGCAGGAACAGGGCGCAGCGCGGCCAGCACAGCAAGCGCCACGGCAACAGGCCCCGCAGCAACAGCCCGCACGGACAGCCGCACAGCAGCAAGCAGCGCCGGACTACGATAGCTTCGACGACGACATTCCTTTCGCGAACCCCTACCGAGGCGCATTTGCGCTGATCGTATGACCCGCAACCACACCGGGCACCGGGTCGGCGAATGCCATCACCGCGCAAAGCTAACAACCGAGCAGGTACAGGCCATGCGCGCCGAGTACATACCCTACGTCAACGGCCTGACCATGCTGGCACGCAAGTATCAATGCTCGCGCTCGACTGTGCGGGACATTTGCAACTATGCGACCAGGGCGACCGGCTGAGCCGCTTAACCATCTTGAGGTAATCCCATGAAAGGAATAGCGATACTCCTGTGCGATGTCACAGGGATCATGGCAGAGCCGTGGGCGCGTGCAGGGTATCACTGCATTCTGGTAGATCCGCAGCATCAGCCCGGCGCCCACACTATCGGCAATATAACCAAGGTCGGGCATGTGATCGACGACCCCGATGCATGGGCCGTGATAGGCAAGGCAGTCCGCAGCGGGCTTGTTGTGTTGGTGGCAGGCTTCCCGCCCTGTACTGACCTTGCCGTATCAGGCGCCCGATGGTTTGAGGCTAAGCGCAAGATTGACCCGGCAGTCCAATTTAAGGCGATGCACGTCGTCCACCAGTGCCAGGTCATAGGCGAGCTGTCTGGCGCCCCATGGTTTGCCGAGAACCCTGTGAGCCAGATCAGCAGCCTATGGCGCAAGCCTGACCATACATTCCACCCGAGCGACTACACGGCGCTGTGTGCGGACGACAACTACACCAAAAAGACTTGCCTGTGGACGGGCGGCGGCTTCGTGATGCCGGAGCCCCGCAAGGACGAATCATTGGGCAAGCCTGATAACCGCATACATGCGGCGCCGCCCGGACCGGATCGCGGGAACTTTCGCAGCGCAACGCCTCGAGGTTTTGCCGAAGCTGTGTTTCTGTCGAACGCGCCGCATCTTAAAAATCAAATCATGTCGGAGGTTGCATGACCCAACAAACAACCAGGCAGCCAGAGCCCCGCGTCTTCGTCCGCATCGCCCGATATATGAGCGATGCGGATCTGGCGCAGTTTTACCACCAGAACAAGCAGAAGCTAAACGACGCCCGGCGTAAGCAGTTGCCGGAATTTGAGCCTATCGGAATTGACAGCGAAGGCGGCAGCCACGATTGAGGAGTGAGCCATGAAACAAGAACACGCAATGACGCCAGGTGTGCTGGTGTCGGGTGGGCAGGCAGTGCCGAGCGGCTTGGCGTTTCGGGCGAGGGTCGCGGACCTGTTGCACCTGCTTCAGTTCGCAGAAATAAAGACATCGACGCAGACAGATGCGGAGCAAGCAGAGATTGCGATGAACGATCTGGAAAAGATGCTCGCAGCCCCTGCCCCTGCTGAGCGGGTGGAGCGGGAGCCTGAAGACAATTACGAAAGCTGGTACGAAGAAGCGATAATAGCCAGTAACGAGCTAGGGTACTCATGTATGTCTGCGGCAGACGTTATCCGCATGATGGGCGCTGAGCTGCAACTAGCTAAAGCTATAACCGAAGTCTGTGCAAGAGCAGCCCCCCAGCCCTCGCCTTGTATCGGCACCGAACTGGACGCAGAGCAATACACCGCGCACGACATGGCCGATCAGGCTGCACAGGGCTTTCGGGATGGGCAGACTGGTGTGGCTGGGTTGGTGGAGGCGCTGGAGAACGCAGCGAGAGCAATGTGGGCCAGTGAAGCGAACATGCATGCGGAGGCGGCAGCGGCTCAAGAAGCCCTATCCGCCCACCGCCAGCAGGAGAAGAGCCATGAGCGATAAACCGGAGGTGAAACGCTGCTCCGCTTGCGGAACCAAAAAGCCTGTATCGGAAATGAAGACCTGCATGCACGCGCAGATGCACCGCTATGTATGCAACACAAAATGCATGAACGATTTTTATAATCCACCGACAGCAGCAGCCATGAGCGATAAACCGGAGGTGGTTGGTTTTGTGTCTGACGATGGTCTTTATAGGCTATCACAGGCTCAAAGCGTGATGCTGTACCCGAATGAACATGACTTCGGAACCGAGCCAGTAATCCGCCTATCCGACCACGAAGCGGCTATGCAAGGAACACAGCCAGGAGGCAGCTACCAGCGAGGCTATGACGAAGGCAGGCATCAAGGCACACGGCACCGTGTCGCCGATATCCAACAACTCGAAGCCTCCCGCGCAGCAGACAAGGCGCGGATAGTGGAGTTGGAGAGTCTTTTACAGCGCCTGACCTCTGCCTGCGGCCTATCTGAGTACGGAGCCGCGCTGCATGATGCCCGCACAGCCCTAGCCCAGCAGGGCAAGGAAGGTGGGGAGTGAGCAGAATATTGCGAGACTCGAAACCTGTCGCTCGCAAGGAGTACGACTGCGAGGCAAGCGACTGGCTGCTGAACAGTAACATGGGCGAGGAAGACATGACGCCCGAAGAGTGGCAGACCATCAAGAATGCGGAGGCCGAGCGATTCAAGATACTGCCGGGGCGGCTGCATGTCAGTCAGGCTGGCATCTACGAGGGAGAGTTCTACACCTTCCGGGCGCGCATCGACATTAACGACATCTGCCTCAAGTACGACATCTACGAAGAGTAACCACTCACATTTATTGGCACCACCCTACACGCCGGGAGGCATAGCAATGTCCGAACCAACACGATCACCGCTCACATGGCCTGCCTGGTTTCCGCGCACGCTATTTGATGAGCGCCAGCCTGCCCGCTTCGGCACAAAGAACCAGGGTAGCTGGGGCAGCAAGCCGCTCACCCTGCATCAGGCATGCCGCCGGGTAACCGATGAGATTGGCAAGTACACCCGCAACGGCCAGCCATGGCGGTGCGATCCCGAGGACGTAATCATCAGCACCGACCTACTGCTTCGCAATGACGGGTTGCCCCGCTCAGGACAGCGCACGCCGGACGATCCGGGCGCAGCGGTCTACTTCGCCCTGGACGGCAAGCAGCGCTGCATACCCTGCGATATGTACCAACGGATCGAGGACAACATAGGCGCCATCGCGGCAACTATCGCAGCCCTGCGCACCATTGAGCGTCACGGTAGCCAGATGTTTGAGGCGGCATTCACCGGCTTTGATGCCCTGCCGGCGCCCGATCAGGTAGTCGGGCGGTCATGGCGTGACGTGCTGAGCTACTACGGTGACAGCTTGGCCGAGGCAAAGACCGCGTATCAGAAGGCCCGCAAGGTCGCGCACCCGGACCACGGCGGCGCATATGGGCAGCTTCATGAAGTGCAGACGGCCTGGGAACAGGCGCAAAACGAACTGAGCCGGGAGGCATAGCAATGGAATCAGAAATACTGCACATACCGGAGATAGCCAAGATGCTGAATCGGTCAGAGTGCGCAATCAGATCAGCAGTACGCGACAGGGCCTCGTGGATGCCGCCCCATTTCAAGCAGGGCGTGAAGCTGTGCTGGCGGCGGTCCAGCGTGCTGAAGTTCCTTGGAGAGTATGAGGCGGGAATGCATCAGCCGGTCAGGAAGGGCAGGCCGCGCGCGGTGCCGACCAGCTTACGTCCTGCCCATGCGGTCGGCTAGATCATGCGGGGAAAGATGGGTGTACCGCTTGAGCATTGCCAGAGTTTTGTGGCCGGTAATGCTCGCCACTTCCATTACATTGAACCCAGCCTCAAACAGTCGGCTGGTGGCTTCATGGCGCAGGTCATGGAACGTCAGCCCTACTATGCCGGCATCGCGGCAGGACTTGGGGAAGGTATTACTGACCGCGTTCGGGATCATCTCGAACAGGCGCCCGTCAATGCGCGTCGGCAGTGTGGCGATCAGGTCGCGGGCCTTCTGCGACAACGGCACGCTGCGGCGCTCCCCGTTCTTTGTGTCCTCAAGATAGGCAACCTTGCCCCGGATCTGTTCACGGCGCAGGAGGATCAACTCAGACCGGCGCATAGCCGTCTCGACTGCAAGCTGAATGATGATCGGCAATTCCCGGTGATACTTTGCAGCAGCATCAATGACAGCGGTCAGCTCTGCGGCGCTCGGCCTGCGGTCGCGTGACTTGCTTGGCTTGGGCATTCGCAGTGCGGCGCAGGGGTTGGTAATGCCCTGAATGCCCCACTCTTTCATCGCAATGGTGTAAAGGTGGCTGATGATTGCGAGATTCAGTCGAACCGTGCTGCCGGCCTTCCCTTCCTTTAACTGCTCATCACGCCATGCGGCCAGGTCAGATGACCGAAGCGTGGCCAATGACTTCTTCGCAATATCATCCTCAAGCCATCGGTCGATCCTGACGGACTCCTGCCGGGCGCCTTTCTTCGTGTCGGTTATCTCGCGTCGATATCGGCGCAAGGCATCGGCAACGCTTGTCTGTTCCGCCTCCCTGATATCAACAAACCGCGCGCGCGACATATCACCCTCAATCTCGGTCGCCCATCGCTGGGCATCGGCCTTGGTATCAAAGGTGGCTGAAATGGTCCGGTGGCCTTTGCGCCTTACTTGGGCGCGCCAGGCTTCCCCGCGTTTTTCGATATATGCCATGGGGGAATATTACGCCCGCTTGGGGGAGCGCGCCAGCAGGTCTGGTGATACCCATTCCCCCACCAGTGCACCAAATGGCCCCGCAAACGAAAAAGGCTCAGCCTCCGAAGAGAGCTAAGCCTTTGATTTCTGGCGGAGAGTCAGGGATTCGAACCCTGGGAACTGTTGCCAGTTCAACGGATTTCGAATCCGTTTGGACCCCTTATTCTATGGGCCTGCGATACGCTACAAGGCCCTAGAATCGCACCTTTCCACATGATGCTATAGCGTGCTTGGGGGATCATGGGGGATCTCATTCCCCCATATTTCCCCCACGATGCAAATGCTATGCTACCGCTACGGCTGCTTGGCGCGCCGATTCAAATCACTATGGAGAAAGCACAGTGAAGCAAGATCATTCCGAGCTTGAGTTGTATCAGGAAAAAACATACCTCTCATACCAGATAATCGCCCGGCTACCAGCGGTGATTGTCGCCGATTGTTTGCGGGCAATGATGGCCTCACCCGAGGATGAGCTTGCAGCAATGGCGGCAAGAAGCATGGCTCAATACTTCATGGAAACCGATGACGAGATAGCAGCCTGCATAGAGGATTTCGTGGCTGATTTCGATTCGAAGAAATAGCCGTCCCAGCAGCATTTTTTGTCTGCGATTTGGCCTTAGCGCACTTGCACCCCATGCAGGCGGCACTGTTCGGCTAAGCTATTGATCAGAAACAAAAACCGCCCTTTTCAGAGCGGCCTTTTTCTGGCATTTTGAGCATTTCGCCACGTTTAGAATCAATGACTTACGCAGGGGTTTTGCGCACGATCCAGCCGCAAATATCCCCCAGCGATCCAGGGCTGTAGCTGCTCGCACTTGGAAGTCCGACAGCCTTGGCGCACCACTCCGAACAGAACTCTGCGCCCCTCACTGCCCTGTTTAAGTTGAACAGCTGCGACGTGATCAGCGACGGCCACCCGTAGCGATAGTGATCCGTCTGCGCGAAGTAGTGCTGCACATCGGCAGCATTAGCCCAAGGCAGCTCGATCAGATCCCACTTGTCAGGCTTGAGGTCTATGCGCTTGCGGCGTACACCTTTGTCCATGACAGAAGAGCTGTAACACCAACCATCTACAACTAACTCACAGTGACTGTAAATCGATCCAGTCCACCAATGAATAGCACGCGCAGATAGCCGGGTGTCATTCTTGCGTAGTGCTAGCTGAACGGTCATTCAGCACCTTCTGGCACTGGTGATGCTGGCCATACTATCACTGGCAACTCTGCTATCAGTTCAGCTTCTGTTGGTATAGGGCGCAAGCCCTTCTTAACGTCAGCCATAATCTGATAAGCGAGCATGTTGCAGTCATCCATCCATGCGGCGAAAGCCTGCCCCTCTGCTTGGAATGGGCCGGGGTAGCCTGCGCGCAATGAGCAGGTAAAGCGGTCATCGTAACTACGCTCACCGGCTACCGTGTTCAAGTGTCTATTGAGCGCAGTTGTCAGATCTTGTTGTACAGCAACAAGCTGCTCTGCTTGTGTCTGCCATGGCTCAGGGGTATTGCCTTGAGCCAGCCACTCCAGATACTCCGCATAATCCCGGTTAGCTGAGTCGAATGGAATGGATGCGCCGTCTCTTTGGCGGTTAATACTGGCACTACTGGTTAATTTGTACATGTCAAAGCTCCGCCGAGGCTTCCCAGTAACAGAAGGCCGTGAAAGGATTTACCACTGACGCAGCATCAAGATGCGCATATACTCCATGCTCATCAGCGGCGATTGACCTAAACGCATCGCCTGTGAAATTGTTTGTCTGCACGCCGCCCCCAACAGTTCCCACGGTAAAAGCAGACAAGTTCCCGGCTTGATCCCAATACCTAATAGTGGGGGATACCCGCTTTTCGGCCTTAAAGCCTTGGCTGCCCATGTTTCGGTTCGAAGAATTATTAATCTTCAGCGTGCCAACCGCTCTTGGATCAGACGATCCATGTGAAACGCCTGGGGTAATGGTTATCGGGTACGATTTTTCATAATACCGCTGACACAGAGACAGCTCGTCCCCGTAATGCCGGAACTCAAAAGGCGTGGCCGTGGCGCCAAGCTCCAGCTGGCACTTACTGACAGTCCCGCTACTAAACCGAACCGTAGAATTAGCGTTAGCCGTTAGCGTTATCTGTCCGCCGCTAGTAACGGCTGTCCCGTTCACGGTCGCAGATGCAGTGCCCTGCCACGAAAGAGTGTAAACACCTCCTGCGACGTTCAGGCCCTCGACAACTTGCTCGACTCCGCCAGTCGGCGCCGTTATCTGCTGCCCATTCCCTGCCGCCGCAAACGTAAGCGATTGCCCTGAGACAACCACCCGCCATCGGTCCAGCGTGTACTGGTTCGCGCCGGTCGTTGCTGTTCCTGATACATAGACGCGCTGATTGATGGCATAGTTGCCGTTGATGAGCAGGTTTCTGCGGCTTCGGGCGCTTAGCTCTGCCGACAGGGTCGCTAGAGCAGGAATCAACGCATTGGGCAGGGTATCGCCCGCCTCAAACTCCCGCAGCTCACCTATCCCGCTGCCGACATCAACCAACTTTAGCGGTATTTTTTCAGCCATTGGTCACCACCTGTACATTAAGCGCGGTGTCGCCTGTTCTGGCGACGACGAGCGCGTTCTGAGTTGTGAGCGGGATGCGCAGCAGCAAGCCGCTGACCTGCTTCGCTGGCAGCGCCGTGGGTACGCCGAGCACGGTATCCCCGGCAGGGAGCTGCTGCTCCTGTCCATCAATCGTGACTATCGGTCTGCGTGCCGTCATGTCAGAGGATCACAAAGCCGCGATCATCAGTGACCAATTCGGTCGCCGACTTCGCTACGCCAAGGTACTGGCTGACCTTGTTGACGTTGGCCACGTCCGTCGCGTCAAGCGGAGTAGCAGTGACCGCGCCAGCCGTGCCGAGCCAGTAACGGGCCGATACTGTCAGGCCCGTCAGCTCAGAATTAGTGCCGTCTACCGGGTAGACCGTCGCAGTGGCGTCTGCTGCAAAGGACTCTTTCACGAACCCATCCGCGTATCTGCCGTTGCTGTTGTCCGCCAGCCGCGCACTAAATACCCCGCCGACATCGTGAAAGTTCACGAACACGCCCGCGCCCATTGACTCCGACGCCGTGGCCTGAGTGGTTGCAGCTCCAATGCCCAGCGGCATAAGCGAGTTATCCAGGCGGCCATCGCTGCCGGTCGCCACGATCTTGCCCGCATCTGCTGCGCCAGCCGATGTAACCAGCGCGTACAGCTGCTTTGTTAAACCTGTAACGCTCGATAGAAAGCCTTGTGCCATTTCACACCCCCAAATCAATCGGATAATCAAGATTTAACCAAAGGCGCGTCGGTGATACCGCCACACCCACATTCACACGAAAGCCGCTAATGGGCGGCGTCTGCGTCAAAGTTCCATTGCTGCCAAGCCAGACCAAGCCCGGCGTCCAGTTCCATCCAGAATCAGTTATTTCGCCTGAGCGCTGTATGTTTAGAGAGCCGCCCATCGGTGCGCCGCTAATCGCCACGCCAATCACTAGATACACAGTGGACTCGTCAAGGGTATTGGCTAGATAAACCAGCCCGTCCAGTTCATAGACGGCGCGCAGTGCGCTGATAGCTTCGCCTGCCGGTCGCTGGACTGCTTGCCCGCCGGCTGGCCCGGGTGCGCCTGGCACTCCGGGCGGTCCTTGTTCGCCTTCCGTCACCAAAACCACATCGGGCTCAAGCTCGACAGTCACCGCGTACTCGGTTACATCGCTCAGTGATGCGGCCTGGTCCTCAACAATTAAGCCTTGGGCGGTGATGGTTTCCTGCGTGCCATATTCGAGCGTGTAACAGTTGTCCATCACGCATTCCCCAGGATGATGCTCCCTTCCCAATAGCGGAACTCTGAGCCGTCCGGGTAGCGAACCTCGACCCAATACCAGCCCGCGCCACCAGGGATGACCACAGCTGCGCCGATCTCGCGCTCAATCGTGCCGGGGCCGGTTATCGTCAGACCGCTGCCAATGCCAAGCTCAAGAAGCTCTGTACCACCCGGCTTGTCGAATATCTTCATAACCACATCCGCGCCGGTTAGATCCACAGGCGGCTGATAGACAAGCTCGCCGCCGCTGGGGTTGCGCCCTGTTGCTGATATACGGTTGATCTCCAGCGTGTTCGCATCAATCACGCTGACCCTGTGCGGCAACTGGCGGATTGGCTCGCGGTTCAGCTCTGGCATCTGTTGCACGCGGGTGAGCCAGCAATGCCAAGTGCCTGCTCCGATGCCGTGAGCAGGCACTGTCAGTCGTACCGGTGCAGCGGCGTCAATGACGGTTATCTCCCGATATACGAACTGAGGCTGCATAACCCGCAAGGTGCTGCGATGAGTCGTGCCGGGTGTTAGGCACAAAGGTACGTTTGCCGGCTGCATGGGCAGGGCTCCTGATGAGTGGGGTTATACTGGCGTGAGGGTAACTGTTACTGCTGACCCGACTGGCCAGATGATCTCTGTATCGCCGGCAGCCCATGTTGCGCTCCAGTTCCCTCCGCTATTGACCACTGAGATAGCCGTATCTGCGGGGATGCCGGGGCCATTTAAGAGGTAGTCGCCGGGCGTAGCTGCTCCTGCACCACCTATCACCACGTCATAGATCGGGGGTGATTGGGCAAACAGCATGCCGGACGTGTAGCAATACTCGACCGTGATCGATACGCCCCCAATTTCCGATGGCCCGCTGGTGAGTGATCCGACAGTCTGCGCCGTCTCGAAGCCGGTTAGTGTGTAGTCCCCGTCGAATCGCTGGCCCGACTGAATAACAAAGGTCAGATCAGATCCAGAGCCGGCCGCCTCCAGCGCATCGAGGCGCGCAAGAATACTGGTAATCACAGCGGGATCAGCTTGCGTCTGTTCAAGATCGTCAATGCGCTGGAAGAGTCCCGCTAACAGGCCGGCTGTAACGCCCATGTAAATGACGCTGCCTGATGACCAGAGCTGGTCGGTGGTGCCCTCCTGGCCACGCGTGAGTGTCGCTGCACCGCCTGCAACCGTAGCGGCAACAATCTCCCACCGGGTAGCCTGTGACTCACTGTCCGCGAGCGTCAGCAAGTATTGCCCATCAGGCAAACTGAGCGCAGCAGAAGTTGTACCGGCAGCCAGGGTGATTGGCGCGGTGTAGTTATTTGTAAAGTCCATGGTTCGCCTCAGACGTAAAAGCAGTTAGCGGGCCTGTCCCGCACGTATTCACCTGTTACCGCGTTATAAGCTCCGAACAAGCCGAAGCCTGGATCAGCGTTAAAGGTCTGCTGGCCTTGGTAGCTGAAGCTGCCAGGGATGAGCAGGCCATTGCATGCAATCTTTCCAACTCTAAAATGGCTGGCATTAGGGTCTGAGGTGAATGTCTGAGACATCAAGGCCAGCATGCAGTTGTTATAGCGGCACGGCTGTACTCTGGTCCCGTCATTGGGATCACCATAGTAAGGCACGGTAAGTCTAAAACCCTGGAAAGCATTCTCTGGCGTTGACGCTACAGGCACTGCCGATACAAGGCCCGCGAGACTAATACCCACATTGGCCCCTGATCCATTGTTCGTGCGCGTGCCTAGATCGGCGCCGTCATAGTTGTGCGTGCTGGTCGTAATATAAGAGGCCGTGATGGCTGAGCTGTTTTGCGGCAGGAGCCCGTAGCCTGGCGGGTTTTGGATGTCAAAGTTCCGGTAGTCATTGAACGGGCCAACCTTGGTCCACGTTCTAGTGGTTGTGCTTGTCCTGTCCCCCGTCCCTGTTGCAATAAATTCACTCACAAGCGCGCCGTCATTTTTCAGGCTTACCTTAAGCGTGGTGGTCACGTTCAGATCCACATTGCTAGTCACCGTGTAAGACGGCAGCGTTAAGCCATCTTCAATGCGGGGCGGCCAGTTATAGTTCGAGCCCTGCCCCTCAACAAACCCCGTCCCAACCGATGAATTGCTCAGCGAGTGGGTTGCTGTGGCTATAGATGTGCTTTGCGCCTCAACGTCCAGAGTGACGTACTTAATCAATCCGCCAGCGTAATAGGCACCCAGCACGCGCCCGTTTAACTTGCGTGTGATTATTCGCTCGAAATTTGCGAAGGTATTGGACGAGCCGTCGCCGATTGAAAGGGGGCGCAGTTCAAACTCGAAGTTCGTTGTTAGATTCATCCCGCTGGCCGTGCTGCCTGCCGCCTTCCAGTAAGGCGTACCTATCGGAGATTCATAGAGAGGGCCGTCCGGCATGTTGTCGGTGACCTGCGCGGCTGAAATGAAGTCGTCATGACTCCAAAGCAGCTCGCGCTCAGCTGTGATGTTTTCACCCTGCCCGCTCAACCGATACTCCCACAACTCAAACAGGCGTATCTCGTACCGAAAAAAAGACGGGAAGTTGGTCACGCTGACCAGCAGCCGGTCGCCTTGTTCTGTGCAGTCAAGTATCCGCACGGTGAGCGATTGCACGCCGTAACCGCTTCTGCTGGTAGGCGGGGAATCGGTCGAGCTGACATCCAGGCTATAAAGCGCTGGATCTCGGGGAAATGTTACCGGCAGGCCCAGCGTAATCGCGTTGCGTATCTCCACCTTTGGCGCGGCGGACAGTGTGCCGGATAAATTCACGCGCCACCCTTTCACCCCGTCAAAGTACATCTGTTCTATCTGTGAGTCAGAGTCGTATCCGTAGCGGTAAGGCAGCAGCATATCTGCCCGCCACTGCGCGCCAGCCGTATCAGCCTGCGCCTGCTCGGGTGGCTCAAAGGTCGGGACGAAAGCGCGGGGATCACGATACCTGCGGCTGTCGCCTAGCACTCCGCCCTGGCGCAGCACGAAAGACGCCGTGACCGGAAGAACTCTGCCTGATGGCAGCGTCATGGTGTACTGCTGCCCGCTTATCAATTGCGGCGACGGCTGCTGGGCCAGACCATGCCAAGGAACACCAAAGGTCTTTATATTGCCGGGCATGTAGCGCGTGAATTTATCGTCAAACATGACTAGGCCCCTGGGTCCACTTGTGGATCGGCAAGGCGCATCTCAACAACGCCTCCGTTAGCGTCGTACATTTTCAGGGTTTTCATCGGCTGGATAACAACGGCGATTGCAAAGTCGTTGCTGTATATGAAGTCGCTAAATTCATAGTAAGTGCGCTCAACCCTTGGCGTCCCGACCTCTCCAGCAGGCAATGGGTCGCCGCTGTCCGGCGGCCCCGCTTGGCCTTCAGTCAGAGGGCTGGCAATGCCGCCACCCTGAGTGCCGGTCCCTGGCTGAAATGCCGTTTCAGCATAACCGCGCGCTGCCGGTATTGAGCCTCTTGGCTCCACGCGAGTCAGGCGCGGCGGTTGACGCTCAGGCACAGCTAACGCTTGCAGACCCTCGATCAATCCCTTGGTCTGGCGCTGCTCTCTGGCTGTCAGGTTGCCGCGTATTCTGTCGGTGCGCTCGTTCACATTGCTGGCAAGATTCGCGGCCCTGCTGTTCAGGTTGCCGCGTATCCGTCCGGCTCTTTCGTCGGGTGATGCCACGTTAAACCTCCAGTACATCAACGGGTGGCGCTACTCGAATAATCACCGGCTGTTCGGCAACTGCCTCGTCACGCCACTGCGCGGGAATCTCTGGCGTTGGCACAGCAAAGCGGCGCGGGTATCTCAGCGACGGGTCGCCGTTGCCGATGGAATAACTACCCGCAAAGCCGGTCAGGGCGTCGTTGTATGGCGGGCTGGATATGCGCAAACCGATCTGCGTATCAAGCGTGCTCTCGATCACCGGGGCGATGTCATCCACGAATGCAGGCGGGGCTGGCAATTGCAGCGCGTCAGATACGGCAGCGGCATCACCCTGTCCGACCGCAATGCTAATGGTCAGCAGCGCAGCACCGCTGTCAATGTCGGCCTCTTCAGATAGCGCGATCACCGTGCCTGTGACCGTGGCGCCCTGATCGCTCAACTTCAGGCGTTGCCCAAAGTCCACGGCCAAGGCATGTGCAAGCGGGATCTGCCAGCTGACCGTTGACTGACGTTGTGCCTGGAGCAGTTGAGCCCGCGCACGCAGCAAGCCAGTCGAAGCAGCCGCATCAAGTCGGACCTGATCGCGCCGGGGTAACTGGTCAAGCGGGTCGTCAGACTCTACCGGCTGATCATCTTCTGTTTCGGTGCTTTGCTCCCATAGCCGATCTGTGTCGGAGTCGGTATCGAGCACGATTCGATCACGCACGATGACCTCGCCCACAGCATCAAGCGCCTCTTGCACTACCAGGCGCACCCGATAGCGCTCGACGGCAGGCTGAGCCCAGCGCACAGCTGCAACAAAGTCAGCGCCCAGCAGTAGATCAATATTCTCGTTAAACCACGGCTGCGCCAGCTCAGGCAGGCTGCCGGGCAATCTGTACCAGCTATTCCAAGTAATGAACCAGCCAGCGGACTCGACCGCATCGGTCACCATCTGGATGTCGGGCAGCTCGGTAGAATCAGCCCGCCAGGCATTAAAGCCGGTCAGACTGGTGTTGCCGCCCGTACCCGGATGCAGCCAGCTGTAGTCTTGATTTCGCTGACGATAGCGCGGGAAGCGATAATCGATCTCAAGTTCTAATACGTTCGTTGTTTCGCTCAACGATGACAGCGATATATCAAGGCTCTGATAGATCGTGCTGCCCGGGGCGAAGTCAAAAGCAATGCCTGCCGGATACCAGGGCGTGAGCCTTGCCTGGCCGGCGCGGTCTGCGTTCAATCCTGCCCGGCGCGTACTCATGCGCTCCTGGGTGTATTCCCAGCGTGAGCGCCCTGCCGTTTCCTCGAACACGTCCTGCGACCAGCTACCGCCCACAGTCAGATCGATGGCATCAAGCTCCATTGCCTCGAACGTATCGCTCAGGCGCGTGGTGCCGGTGCAGGACAGAATGCGCGTCAGCACGTCAAACTCAGGCTGCACAAGAAAGCCAGTGAAGCGGCGGCTGACCAGTTCAGGGTCGCCCAGCACAACGAAGTCCAGCGCGAGCGTCTGCCCGGTATAGCCTCGGATGCTGACAGGATCATCGCCGAGCCACAAATTGAGGGTGGCCACCATGTCGCCGTCTTCGGAGCCTTCAACGCGCACCGGGCCGGTCAACTGGTCAGAGACATCAACGCCGCCCAATGTGACAATCCAGCGCCAGACAAAGCCTGTGCTCGGCGTGATGACAACGGCAGACGGGATAGCGCTGCCGCCCATACTGTTCAGCGGCCCGCTATTGATCGGCGCGTTGTTCATCCGTTAAACCTCACGGCAGATGATCTGCCAATCGACGGCGCCAGATCCATAGCCCTCTTCTGGCGGCTCACACAGCACGGTGAATTGCGGGAACCACGTCAGGGTGTAAACGGATGCGCCAGCAACAGGCGTAATAGTGCCGACCCTGCCAACCATTGAAACATCAGTGCTGACCCAATCTTCGCCGACCAAAGCCTGAGCGCGCACAGGTTCATCCGGGCGGCTGTCAGCGGTGATCGTCAGGGTTGAATCAATGCCCGATACTCGCAGCGGAACTGCGCACAGCAGAAAGTGGTAAGCATCCCAATTGAGCGCATCAAGGCCGGTGCTGACCCAGCCCGAGCCGCTGATAGTGATCAATCGCTTGGTGAAGCTGCGCATGGGTACGGGTGTGCCGCCGCTCAGTGTTACATCTGTGCGTCCGCCCACATAGCCGTAACTGTGCGCAGGCTCTCCGGTGTGCAGGCTTACCGGGATGCCGCCTAAAACGAGCTGTGTCATGGTTTACCTGCGCTTCAAGTTGGCTTTGCGAACAGCGTTGGCCAGGTCAGCAATGGTGTCTGCCTGGCCGCTAAGAGAATAATTCTGCCCATCGAGCGACAGGTTCAGGGTCGAGCCGTTGCCGCCCGCTGCCGATACGCTGCCGACCATGCCGCCGTCTGCGAACTTCGGCACGCGCATCCCGTTGAGATTGTCGAACATGTGCGCGCCATACTTACGCACCGCTGCGGCCTTGATGACGTACTCGCCATTGGATAGGCGGGCCATGATGCTGTCACTGGTGCCGGTGCCTGGGCCTCGGATGCGGCCACCTGATGCGAAGCTGCCAGTTGCTCCACCAGTAAAGCTGCCGGTGACGCCTTGTTGCGTTCTGGCGATCATCTCAGTAGGCGCAGCGATCACAACCGGGATAGTGACCGGCAGACCCAGCATCTCGCGCAGCAGCTCAATCTGATCGACTATCTTCTGTTGCTCAGCCTCGGTCAGCTCAAGATTGATCTTAAAGTCAGTCAGCTTTGTTATCTCGGCGTTAAGATCCTTAACCTTGGCCTGTATTTCGGCAAGCTTTTCATCGGCCCTTGTATTTTCAAGATCGTTAGCGGCAAGCTCAATGGCTTTCAGTTCATTAGCAAAGCCTTCAAACCCGTAAGTGTTTTCACCAGCAGCAGCCAGATCGGAAAGCATCTTGAGCGCTGCCTCTGCGGACTTCTGCGCGCCCTCGACATCGCCTTGCCTTAATCGTTGCTGCGCGTCCAGCTTGAGATCCTGGGCGTTAGCGTATGACGGCCCGCCCGCCCCGCCGCTGAAGCCTGCTATTGCCTCGGCATACTTCTGCTCGATATCGAGCCGCTTTTCGCGTATGTCCTGAATGTCTTTTTGGGCAGCTGCTTCTTTCCTCACCAGGTCTTTCAGCGCCTTATCGGCAGCCGACACCATCTTCTTGTAGGAGTCAGCGAATGCCTTGTTCGTCGCCTCTGCGGATTTGAGTGCGGCATCCTGAAGCTCTCGCATGGTTTTAACTGTGTCGGTGGCTGCCTTGCCTGCGTCCTCAAACCCGCCAGTCCATATTTTGTCGATCCGCTCAAAGGTGGTCCTGAAGCTATCCTCGATATTCTTTCCAAAGTCGGCGATGACATTGGCAGCGCCGTCAAGATCGCCGCGCAAAAGCATTACAGTAGATGCCGCTATAGCAGCAAGTCCTTCGCCTACGAAACTTATCCCGGAACCAGCGATCAATGCGATCGTTGCAAGGGTCTTTAGTGTGCCGCCCAGCAGCGTGGCGAATACGGAAGCTGTTTCGCTATTTTCTGCTAGATCCAGAAAAAGACCGCTCATCAAGTTCAATGTCGGCAGAAGCTCTGCGCTCACTGTATTTGCTGCGCCCCTTGACGCTCCACCAAGAGCAGAGAGACTGTCGTTGAACCTCTCGGATGCAATGGCCTGCTCGTCGCTCATCACCAGGCCTAGTCTCTGCGCTTGAGCTGTAAGCGCCTTGATGCCTTCTGAGCCACCATTGAGCAGCGGAATCAGCTTGGCACCAGAACGGCCCAGCAGCTCAACAGCCGCTGCCGTCTTGCCCACTCCGTCTGGCATAGCTTGAAACTGGTCCGCCAGGTCAGACAATACAGCGTCCGCCGAGCGCAGGCTGCCCTCGGAGTCTTTGACGGAAATACCAAGGCGTGCGAAAACCTCAGCGGGGCGCCCACCAATAGTAGCTGCGTCAGACATAGACCGGCTGAGCCTAGTCAGTGCGCCTGATAACTCAGTTACGTTAACGCCTGACTGCCCAGCTGCGAACTGCAGGCCAGTGAAAGCTTCAGTAGTCAGGCCGGCAGCCTGCGCCAGCTTGCGCGCTTCGTCAGCGGCATCGATACTGTTCTTCACCCAGCTGCCGACAGCAGCCACAGAGAAAGCGCCGAGCAGCGCGGCCCCCGCTTTCTTGGCAGCAGAACTGATACCCCCCAGCTGCGTCTCTGCCTGCTTGAATGCCTTGCTGGCGTTGTTCTTGCCTTCGACGACCAGCTGCGTTTTGATTTGCCTAGCCATCGAGTTGCCTCATCATTTTTTCAAAGTCTTGCTGTTTGGCGTTTGCCGAGCGCGCTGCTATAGCCATGTGCTTTAGCGCCTGCGCATCTCGCGCTGCGGCCTCTTTGGCGAATAACTGAATCTGCGGCAAGGTGTACTGCTTAACGTCGTCAAGCCGGTGGCCGGCGCTGATCAGCTGTTGAACTACTGCGCCCCAGCCAGCGCCTTCTCCGCGCTTACCAGGGCTTGCTCGAAAAAATCCTTATTGATTCGGATCACCTCAAACATCAACTGAACAGCAACCACGGCCGGCAGACGTTTGATTCGCCATTTGCTGAGGCTGGTACAGGTGCCGAGAATATCCAGCAGCACGCCCGACTTGCTGGCGTAGACATACAGCTGCTCGACCGTCTGGCTGGCTGCCATAGCGATTGCATTCCCAGCAGCCTTGCCGAATCGCTCGAAATCGACAAAGCGCACCGGCATAACCTCCACCTTTTTGCCGCACATCATTACGAACTCGCGCTGAGGAAATAGGATTTCGTGGGTCATTGATAAACTCCAGGCAATAAAAAACCCGCCTGGGCGGGTTGGTTTGAATTGTGTCGCTTAGCGCCGAACTGTATTAGCTCGCGTTCCAGGCTGCCGTCTTTCTGGCTCCCTGTTGTATCTCTGGCTGGCGAAAACCTCTGCTACGCACTGATTCTCGTCGTAACTCACACTGCGCATTGGTAGCGTGTCTGTGCTGTACCAAGTGTGCCTGAGATATCCATTACTTGATGCGGAAACCTGATCTGGCGCACCGTACATGGATCGCACTTGAGCAATAGACATACCACGCGACGGGTAGCCGTTCCTATAGGCCTCGCTCTGCGTCCCTGTCGCTCTGCAACTTCCGTTAGGGCCAACCACTTTATATCTTGGCTCGCGCGATTGCTGAGACTGCGCGCGCGGCTCTGGCACGCGCCCGTATGGTACTACCTCCGAGCCTCCGCTCGGCGCCACATTGGTTGCGTCGTACACCTGATCTGGCTTTAGGACAGTGCCGCAGCCCGCCTGAGTGAAGGCTACCTTACCCGTAGCGTCTACACACCGATGCACAGATTGAGCGCTAGCGGCGGTTGGCAATAAGCACAGGATTAGAGTGGCAAGCAGAATCCGCATATACATTCCTCCCTGATAGACAGAGAGGAATGTAGCACCGCCTGACGTGTTAGCCAAACGGCTTACGCCGCTTCAGTATCCATGACCACCTTAAAGAACTGCGACAAACCGGCTGTGACGATGCTGGTGTCGATCAGGACTTCGCCGGTAATCTCCAGCGCGCCGAACTCGTCGCCGATAAAGCCAAGCCCTTGCGCTGCGCCGATCTTCGCCCGGTGCACAGTCACGGTCACGGTGCGGCCAGTGGCTGCTTCGTTCACGCCAGCAAACACCATCTCGAACGTCTGCGCGCCAGTAGTCAGCGCCTCGATAGTGGCGGTGCTGACATCCGTGGTCACGGTGCCGAACAGAACCATGCTCAGGTTCTCAGGGCTCAGGTCGTGCAAAGTGGCCGTAAATTCGACGGACTCGATGCGGTTGACTGATGCGTAAGTGCCGCCGCCTGCTGTGCGGTAGTTCGGGAGCTTGATGATGTTCTCGTTGATGTTGAATGTCAGCGCTGAGACGTTGCCAATATCTCGGGCGGCGCCGCCAGCTTCGGGAGTGAGGGACACAATGCCCTTGCCCATGTATGCATAATTAGCCATTGCGTGTTTCCTCTGGACATAAAAAAACCCGCACATGGCGGGTTGGGGTTGGGGTAATTAGGGGTTAGTACGTTTCGATGTACTCGATACCGATGCTGGCAGTGACGGTGCGGTGCGTGCCTCCCTCGGCTGCCATATCAAACTCGGCGGACTCTTCGCCCACCCAGCCAGGCGCAAGCGGTCGATCAGGGCGTAATTGCCCATAACCAAGTGCGCGGAGTATGTCGTGGTGGCAGAGCTGCAATTCCTGCAATGTCGCCGTGCGCGGGAACACGGCCTCGATCTGATATTCGATTGAGCGTTTAACCTTGACGCCTACGCGATCAGTTCCAGCGTCAGAGTCAATGCGCACCAACAGGCACGGCAGCGGCGCCTTGTCGGGCTTTATCTCACCGACCCCATACACGGCCTTGATGTCGGTGCTAAAGCCTGTGGGCGTGATCTCACGCAGCGCAGACTCAACTGCGTCTGTCAGTTCGGTGGCTCTGCTCATGGCTTCCTCAGTTCAATCTCGATACGGCGCTGAAACTCTTTCTGGAGAAAGGCACTGGTCCAGTTAAGTGTTGCCGGCCCAGCAAGCTGCTTGAACCAATAGGCGGCTGACGGCCCCATGGCTTCCTGCAATTTCTTGTTGTAGGTATAGGTCCGCGATCTGCCGCGCTTAGATGTGCGAGTGATCAGCGGCTTACGGCCAACGCTTGATGGGTTAACAAAGCCTGCGGCTATCTTCTTGCCATTCAGCCCCATGACCCATATCCGCGCCCTGGTCGCGTCAATGGCGTCAAAGCCCCATTTGGAATACTGAGTAACCAATATCCCTGATGATGACGGGATAATCCTTGATTCGGTCCTGCGCGTATTGGCTCGCTTTACCTTCAGTGCGGGCCGTAATCGCTTGCCCTTGATGGTCGTGCGCAGCGGCTTTACAAACCGTTCTGATCGCGTCTTCGTGGCCGTGGTGTTAAGTGCGCCTCTCAGTGCCGGGTCGATCTTGCGACCTGCCTCGCTTAATTTGCGGCTGGCTGCGGCAAAGCCAACAGGGTTGACTGATACTCTCACTGCGCTTCCAGCCAAAGCCCGCGCACCACGCCGTCATCAGATCCATCTGCGTATGCGATGACGTTGTATGTGACGCCAGATAGTGACAGTTGATCGCCAATCTGAACGCGGCCAGCCTCAATGATTGCGACTTCGCCGCGTGTCTTGTAGTCGGTCACGGCTCCCATATCGTCCAGCCAGGGCGCCTCATGCTGGATCAGCACGCGGCAGGATCTCGGCGCCATGTCTTGCGGCAGATATTGAGCCGGTGCTCCTACCAGTTCCTCGGCAGTGATGCGCAGTTCGGCCTTGTCGCCTACCGGGTCGCGCACGCTGGTGATGTAGAACAGCCGGTCACCGTGGCGCAGGTAGCGACCCTGGAACAGCTTGGAGCTATAGCGCGCACGAATATCAACCTTTGCTCCACTGCGCAGGCTGGTGGGCATGGGCGGCTCTGCTGACTCCTTGGCGTTGATAGCCAGCCATACGCCCGAGACAACTACCGGGCAGAGATCCGGGCTAAGCTCCAGTATCTCGGCGCGGTGTCTTAGCGATCCGGCGCGCATCAGACGCCCAGCCCTATGCGATACGGAAACAGCAAATGCTCTGAGCCTCGCGGCAAAGCGCTGGATATACTGCCGACAACTACGTCTTCACGGTTTGCAAACAGATGTCCGGTAATCAACAGGCATGCCGCAGTGATCGAAGGGTTGACCACTATCGGCTCAAGCCCGGCAGTCTCAGCGATAACGGCGTCATCGAGGGCCGTCTGGTCAGGGTAGAACTTGCGCCCCAAGAACTGCGCCGCATGATCCTCTGCCGCATCGAGATAGGTTTGCACCATCGGCTGGTCTTCTGCTTCAGCCCGCGTGTGGATCATGGCAATCTCGATAGCGATCACGGACATGATTAGTCAGCCTTTTTGGTGGCAGGCTTTGCTGCCGGCTTGGCCTTGGGCTCAGGAGCTTTTGTCTCCATCTCCCGTTGAACCTTTACTTCGCGGGCTAGGCCGTTAGCCATTAGCTCGCCTATGTACTCGGCAGTGCCTTCGATCTTGGCGCCAGCCTTGACGTATTCTTTGGTGTCGCTTCGCTGAAATGGGCGATTTGTTATTGCTACCTTAGTGCTCATAAAGCCTCCAGATGGGCGGGGCCGAAGCCCCGCCTATCAATTTTCGCCGGTTACACTGCGCCGGTCAGGTTGCCGTGAACGAACGCCAGCGGACGCTTGACCGCCAGAGCCAGACGCTCTTCAAACATGATCGAAACCATGTTGTAGATGAAGTCGTCTTCGTTCTCGGTGGACATGAAGACCGCCGAGTTCATGCGGTCATAGATGGTCGCGGCAGTAGAGAACGCGCCAACCATGAATTCGCCAGCAGCCAGTGCGTCAGACTCAACCACAGGCAGACCCCACAGGCGAGCCGGAGCGCCAGCCGCGGAGCCGCTGAACAAGTAGCGATCCTGACTATCCTTCAGCAGCTCGATAGCAGCCCAGTCGGCAGGGTTGAGGACGATGCCCGTTGCGCCGTAGAACGACTGACGAACCTGCAGGATGGCGCGGCGAAGCACGTCTACCTGCTGGTCACCCACTACAGTGGCGGCCACGTTGTACGCCGTAGCTTGCGGCACCAGGCCAAGCAGGTTGGTGCCAGTGCCGTCACCCGCCATCAACTGATCTTCTTCGACCTGGCGAAGCATCTCGAAGCCTTCGTTGTTGATCTCGGCCTGCAGGCGGGCAAAGTCGGACAGCACTTCAGAGCTAGTCTTGAAGTAATGCGCGATTTTACGAACGGCAGTTTCCTTGCGCTCGTAGGTCAGTTCAGACTTGGGCTTGAGGCCAGCCTCTGCAACCGTTGCGGCGGCGTTGGTGCGTACGTTGGTGCGAACCCATTCGACCAGATTGCTGTCAACCGGAACCGTAGGGATCAGGCTGCGCAGCATGCGCGGGCGATAGGGGTCGGTGACGATCTCAGGATCACGGAAAGACCAGATGCCAGGCCCGCCCGATGCAGCACCAGACGTGATGTCTTTGATCTCCATTGGAGAGGACTGGCCCTTGTGATACTGCTTACCGGCGTACTGCTTATAAGCATCGGACTCGACAAACATCTCGCCCAGGGACTTCTGCTTCTGCGGAGCGCCAGAATCGCGTACTGACTTCTGCTCGACAGCGGCCAGGCGGGCCTCGAACTCGTTACCCTTCTCGCTCAGAGTGACGATCTCGGTTTTAGTGGAGTCCAGAACCTTGCCGTATTCCTTGACATCTGTCTCAGTCTTGGCAATAGCGTTGGTCAGTTCGATTGAGTGGTTCTTCATTGCTTCAAGAACCGCGTCCTTGACTGAAGGCTCGCCTACTTCACCACGCTGGGAAGATGTGCGGGCCTGATAACCTTGGGGCGCCTTCTCCAGCAACATGGACGCAATCCCCACAATAGCGAGAGAAGCGCCTGCAGCCTCAAGGGAAAGGCCAAAGACCATAGGGGTCATAGCCAGCAGTGATACAACCAGCAGCATGAATACTGCCGAAAGCTTAAAGTTTCGCATTGGTGTTACTCCTGTGTGCCCAAACGCGGGGCGGATTTGATAGCAGCCAGAATGTCTGCAAGTTCATCTTTCGCCGGTGCGTCGGACTCACTCCGAAGCAGATGCGCAAGACCCTTGCTGGCGACAGCAGTGGCCTGCGTTTTCGAGAAGCCTGCCTCACGCAGGAACCTCTCAAAATCTTTGAGGCTTGGCAGCTTGCCTTCCTCGATAATCTCTTTAACTCCAGTAATGCGGGCGGCTTCGTTTGCCGGGAAGGTCACCAGGGACACCTCCCAAAGATCAACTTTCTTCAGCGTGCGAATTCCGGTCACGTTGTCGTAGCTGTCCTCGCGGGTGTAGAACCCAATGGACATACCGGATATAGCCCCCAGCTTCATCAGTTCGTATGCCTCAGCACCACGAACAGTTTTCAGAGCCAGCTGGCCCTCAACATAAAGCCCCACGCCATCCTCTTTGACGGACGTATAAACGCCGATTGGCTCGCTGCTCTTGTGCTGCCACAACAGCGAAGGCATGCGGCCCTTGATGCTTTCCTCGAAAGCGCCGGGGGCTACGATCTCGTCATAACTGTCCTTCACGCCGAACACTGAGCCGTAGCCAGAGAAGCTGCCATCTTCGTTGATAGCCTTGATCTCAAGCGGAACGTCAATATGCTTGGTGCGAATGGCCGTGGCCTTGCGCTGCATCGCGCCAGTCTTGGTTTTCATTGGTCGCCCTCTTTAAGCCAGTGCATCAACGCAGCCTTTACGGCCTGCGATTCTGTTCCGCCGCCGAGCATATCCAGCGGCAGCAGGTTTGATTGAGCGGTGTATATCTCGCCACCAGTGATGGGCGGCAGGTTTTCGAGGATTCGGACCTCGTTGCGGCTCATCCATCCGTTTTGAAGCGCAGTCGAGTAGAAGCTGGTTCGGGCGGCAGTATCGGCACGCAAAAGACCTTCGACGCTGAACTCTGCGTAATACTTTATTTGCTCGACGGGAGTTAGCAGCTGATCCCATATGGCCTGCTCTACGCGCTTCAGCCAAGGGCGCAGTCCGTACTGCAGGAACCACAGATTCAAGCTCTCGCTTGAACTGGCCCAGCTTGATGCCTTATCAGTTGCGCCGATCATGGAAGGTGGAACCCCGAACCAGCGGCACACCTCCTCAATACTGAACACGCGAGACTCAAGCAACTGAGCGTCAGCGGGGTTGATACCCACCTGGCCAACGTCCATGCCGCCCTCAAGAAGCGGAGACTTGCCGGCATTCAGCGAACCGGAAATCTTTTCCATGCTCTGCCTGAACTCTTCGCGCTGCTCCTTCTTGATGGTCTGTTCCATCTTGAAATAAGTGGTCGGCATTAGGCCGTTTTTGAAGGTGCTGCTTGCCGCCTCATTGGCTGCCAGCGCAGAGCCGATCACTTCGGTCCCGTAGCGGATCACCGACATTCCGAACCGGCCATGAAGGGTAAATCCGGGGACGTGGAATATATCGTCTTCTTCAATGGTCCTTTGCTGGCCGCTTTCGTCGGTGTATGTGTACCGATATGCGCCCGACTCAAGTCTGCGCCAGGACAACCTCTCTGTGATCAGCAGATCAAGGGCAACAATGCGACCACCGCTGCGCCGCTTTTCGGCAAAGCCGTTGCCGTGCAGTAATGCCGCGCCCACCATCGACTCCCAAAAAGTCACCGCCATCATGTCTGCATTGGGTTTTGAGTGGATCAGGCGGGCAATACTCAGGTTGTCTGCCAGCTTTCGGCTGCCGTCAGGGTTTCGCTGATATAGGCCAATAGGCAAAGTTGCTATTGTCTGCGATACCAGGCGCGTGCAGGCCCACACGGCAGACAGGCTCAGCGCCTTCTCTGAAGTGACGGTTATTCCTGACTTCGCCTCGCGCCCCTGCCAATTAGCCCATTGGGTCATGTCGCTCAGGCCCAACCAGCCAATGACGGCTGACTTCAGTCGGCCCGGCTTTTTCGCCTTGTCTTTCATACGATTATCGGGCTCCCAATGAAGTCGGACAGGTCGGTTGATTCATCGCCTGCGATTGCTCTGCTCAATGCCATAATCACCCCGACAACGCCGTCTATCTTGTTCTCGGGCCGTTCTTTGTTCGGGTAGATGTTGTCCTTCGCGTCCAGCTTGGCGACCACGTTGCTGGCCATCCATGTGAGGATCGGGCAGTCGCCGTGCGCCAACAGCTTGCGCAGCACCAGAGCCTCCAGTTCTTTCATCGGCTCGCTGATGTTCTGGACGGTCTGGCGTACCTCGACCATCATCAAGCCTTCGGCCTGCATCTCTTGGGCAAGCTGTGTAGCCTGCCAAGGGTCATAGGCGACCTGCTGCACATCGAAGCGTCCGGCGAACTCGCGCAGATCCTCCTTGATCACCTCGAACTCGATCACCTCGCCATCGGTCAGGGTGAGCAAGCCAAGCGCATCGAACTCTCGGTAGCGTCCTGTGTTGCTGTCTAGCTCTTCGATCACCCGCGCTTCGGGCAAGTAGTACCTGCCGTGAACGTGCCAGAGTGGGTCGCCTTCAGTGGGCGGGAACACCAGTATCAAGCCGGCTATGTCGATCTTGCTGGCCAGGTCCAGGCCGATATAGCAGGGCCGTCCTTCCAGTTCGCTGAGGCTCTTGCGTTCCGGGCACTGCTTCCACCGCAGCATGTTGAGCCAGGCGTTTTTAGCGCCGACCCATTCATTCAGATGCTTGGTGCGGAAGGTGCTTTGTTTGGCTGCTGACTGCATGGCATCGCGCTGACGCGCTTCGAGGAAGTCGCCGCTGATGCTAATGCCGTAATTCGGATTGGCTTTGACCAGGGACTTAACGTCTGTCCAGTCGTCGCCTTCGTCGATGGTGTAAAGCATTGCCCATAAGTCGGGCCGATCAATCACACCTTCCAGCATCCTTTCGCAATCTCGGATCAGCTGGTGGCAAGGTCCGCCAATGCTTGAGCCTGCCGTGGTGATCACCAGCATGATCGGCTGCTCTCGGGCGCCCATGCCGGTTTCCATCGTGTCGAACAGTGTCGAGTCTTGGTGCTCGTGGTACTCGTCAACAATCGAGCAGGACGGGCTTGATCCGTCGCCAGGCTTACCAATGACCGGCTCGAAGCGTGAGCCGTCCTCCATGCGAAACAGGTTCGAGGCGTTCACATCAACGCCGTAGTGTTCCTGCAAGGCCGGTGTGCGCTCCACCATTAACTTGGCTGGCCTGAATACTTCCCACGCCTGCTTCTCTGTCGTGGCACCTGAATAGACTTCAGCGCCGAACTCATCGTCAGCGGCGAACATATAGACGCCAACACCACCACCAATGATTGACTTGCCGTTCTTTCTTGGAACAAAAACAGTGATAGTTCGGAAGCGCCGGTTGCCGTCTTTCTTCTGCACCCAGCCAAACGGGATGCAGACAGCGAACAGTTGCCACGGCTCCAGGGTGATCCGCTCGCGCTTGCTGGCCCACTTGCCCTTTGTGTGCGGCAGTAATTGCAGGAAGCGTGCGACCTTCTCAGCCTTGGCCGGGTCAAACTTGTACGGGAACGCCTTTCTGCGAGACTTGCGCACATCTGACATGTGCCGTTTGCAGGCCAACTTGATCCATTTGCATGCCACGATCTTGCCGGCGATCACGTCCCGAGCGTATTCCTCGGCCTTCGCTACCAATGGGTGATCAGGTTTTGCAGCCATTACAGATCAGCGAATGGGTTGCCGCCGCTCTTTTTCGATACAGGCCCGGCCACTTTGGCGCGATCAGATGGCGTCATGCCGAACTTGCCAAGCAGTGTTTCGAGCCGAACCAGCTTTGCCGCAGTGAAATCAACCGGGTCATTGCGGAACTGCTGAAGCAACAGCGCGGCGATCTCCAGTGCGAAGCGGTCAGACTCGGTGACCACGTTCTTTGGTGCGGCCTTCACCAGCTCTTTCCAGATCGCAACTTGGTCTTCGCTGAAATGAGCGGGCGCAGCTTTTAACGGGCCAGCCACTTCCGGGTCTTCGCGCTTGCGATTGGGGTTCTTGTCGAACGCGCCTCTCGCATCCAGCACGTTAGTCGGAGTTCTTGGCCTGGCCATTTTGAAACCTGAATTTTGTGGAAGTAAAAAGATGGT